CCGAGAAAACCCTCGTACACCGCCGGCGGCAGATTGTCCCGGCACAGCTTCAGGGATTCCACATGGCTGAGCAGCTCGTCCGGTGCGGCATCCGCCAGCACTGCCGGAGCGTGCTGCCGCAGCTTCTCGATGCAGGCTTCACAGATGGCAGTGTTGGTCTCCTGTTTGAGAATCTCGTCCGTCAGCTCCAGCTCCGTCATGTCAATGAGTGCGTCCGGATCACGGGCAAACACGCCGCTGCCGGAGGCACGATCCATGCTCCGCTTGCCGCCCTGTGCCCCCTTGCTGTGGTGGTGGCAGTAGATCACCGCACAGCCCAGCTGGGTGCACACCTTGTCGAACTGGTTGCAGAAATGTGCCATCTGGTCGGCACTGTTCTCGTCGCCGGTGATGACCTTGTAAATGGGGTCGATGATGACGGCAATGAAGTTTTGCTTTTTCGCCCGACGAATCAATTTCGGTGCAAGTTTGTCCATAGGTTCGGTTACGCCACGCAAATGCCACACTTCAATATTCCGAATATTGACCGGAGGTATCTGCAAAGTAGTATAAACATCATGGATTCTGTGGTCACAGGAAGCCTTGTCCAGTTCTAAGTTGACATACAGCACTTTTCCCTTGGTGCATTGCCAACCCATCCACTTTCGCCCCTCTGCCATCGCAATGCAAAGTTCAATCAGTGCAAAAGATTTTCCAGCTTTCGACGGTCCAGCCAACAGCATTTTGTGTCCCTGCCGCAGTACATTTTCAATCAAAGGCGGTGATAATTCCGGCATATTCTCCCATATCTCCGCCATATTCTCAAACTCCGGCAGATCGTCAGTGACGCTGTCGATGTAGTCTTTCCACTCGTCCCAGCTGCCCATTCCGATATTTACCGCAACCAAATACTGTTTCTTTTCTCCACGCACAACGCCGGGCATTCGGGAGAGCCGTGAAGGATTCTTACAAGCACGGTCAACTTGCAAGCCGTTCTTGTCGCAGATCTGATACAGAAATGCCACTCGTTCCCGATATTCTTTTGCGTTGCCGGCTTCCACTCGCACAATTGCGTGCAGGCTTTTTCCGCCGCTGTAGACAAGGCAGGCAATGGGCAATTGCAGATCACGCATAATTCCGTTTTGCTGTTCAATCGGGATTCCGTCGGATTCTACCAGAGCATAACGAAAATCTGTGACATTTTCATTTTTACCGCCTTTTCCATCCAATGGATTGAATCGGATCCATGCTCCGATATTCGGATCGTAGTCGCCAAAAACTGCACCAAGATCATTTTCGCAATACGTCAGATCTTCCAGCAGTTTTCCGGCAGTCCGGTCACAGCAGCCGGCATCTGGAAGATACTTTCCGTCTTGATTTTTCCAACTGTGTACCACATAGCCCACGTTCTCCTCTGCCTGAAACAAAGTGCTGAGATATGTGCTGATCTCTTTCACTGGATTCCACTGTGCAAACAGCGGCTTTACTGGAAGTGCCTGTGTCTGGCACGGTCCTGTAATGGCATAGTCCTCTCCGATGTAATCGTCCCAGCTGAGAGCTCTGGATTCTTTCGGGGCACTCTGGGGACGATAGCCGTTTTCCAGTGCCATGTGTACAATTGTTCCGGCAGTGACCGGGTGCTCTGAGCCGGCGAAAGACCGCCACTTCTTTTCGCACTCGCCGCTGTGATACCGGACAGTGTCACGCTGTGACCAGCTGTCCCAGAGGGAGCAGTCATAGCCGGAATCTTTCAGTGCCATGCCCACCCCGCACCACTCCTGATAGGTCATGGCTGCCGGGTCGATGTAGTCCAGCAGTTCGTCTAAGTTGTCGTCTTTGTAATCCATTTATCCATGCACCTCCGGCACATACTCCGCCGCTGTGATCGACCGCGGCACACGCCAGCCGTTTGCGGCAATGCGGTTGATGAGATTCTTTGCCGCATCGAAGGACCAGCCGCCCACGTGCAGAAAACCGTACTTTTCCAGACAGCGTATCTGCTTCGGGGTAGCCAGTCCGCTGATCTGCCGCTGTGCCACTGTGCGGAGGATCTGTTCCGCCTTTCCGGCACTCTCCACCGCATCGGGGTTGATGCCCCGTTTCTCCAGGTCTTTCTTCTGCTTGTCCGTCGGCGGACTGGATTCCCACCCGAACGCCGGCACATAGCCGGTCAGATCCCGGGACTGGATCGACATCTCGTATTGCAAAGGGTCTACCAGCTTGGACTTCCGCTTTTTCATGGATTCCAGCTTTTCGGCAAGCTTTTCCTCCCGGTCTGCCACCACGTCCTCAGACGCTTTGTTTTCAGCTTCCTCAATGTCCACTGGCACACCGGGCTGCTGTTCCAGCTGCTGTGTCATTTTCTGCTGCACTTCTTCGTCCTCGCAGATGAGGCACGCCGGACGGCACAGCTCGTGCTTTTCCGTGTTCCACAGGAAATCCAACAGCAGAAGGTGGTCTTTCCCCTCTGCCAGCCGTGTGCCGCGTCCCACCATCTGGCAGTACAGGGCACGGACTTTCGTCGAACGCAGCACCACCACGCAGTCTACCTCCGGACAGTCCCAGCCCTCGGTGAGCAGCATACTGTTGCACAGCACGTTGTATTTGCCGTCGGAAAAGTCCTGTAAAACCTGTTCCCGGTCGTCGGATTCGCCGTTGACCTCTGCCGCCCGGAATCCGTGCTGACAGAGAATGTCCCGGAACTTCTGGGAGGTTTTGACCAGCGGCAGGAACACCACCGTCTTCCGGTCGGCACAGTGCTTTGCCATTTCGGCGGCGATCTGATCGAGATAGGGGTCTAATGCCGTGGCAATATCCCCCGGCTTGTAATCTCCGGCAGCCGTCCCCACATGGGTGAAATCGATCTGCACCGGCACAGTCAGTGCCCGGATCGGCGTTAAGTATCCCTCGTGAATGGCTTGTGGCAGCGTGTATTCATACGCCAGACTGTCGAACACCTTGCCCAGATTCTGCTTGTCGCCCCGGTCGGGCGTTGCCGTCACGCCCAGCACATGGGCACCGGCAAAGTGCTCCAGTATCACCTGATAGCTGCCGGAAATGGCGTGGTGTGCCTCGTCGATGATAATGGTCTGAAAATAGTCCGGCGGAAACTGGGCAAGGCGTTTCTGCCGCATGAGGGTCTGGACGCTGCCCACCGTGACACGGTACCACTCCCCCAGACAGGTCTGCTCCGCCTTTTCCACGGCACATTTCAGACCGCTGGTGCGTTCCAGCTTGTCCGCTGCCTGCTGGAGCAGCTCGCCCCGGTGTGCAAGGATCAGCACCCGGCTGCCGCTGCGGACTTCGTCCTCGGTGATTTTGGCAAAGACAATGGTCTTGCCGCAACCGGTGGGCAGCACCAGCAGCGTCCGGTTTCTGCCCTCGTCCCACTCCCGGTGCACGGCTTCTCTCGCCGCCTGCTGATAAGGTCGCATTTGCATGATGATCGTACTCCTTTCCATACTGGCTCCCCTAACAAGGGAGCTGTCACCGTAGGTGACTGAGGGGTTTCACTCCTTAAAACTGTCCCCTGTTCCAGCCGCCCTGAGGGGCGTTCTGGGGCTGTTGCCACGGCTGTGCATTGTTCTGCGGATACGAGGACTGAGGTGCAGTGCAGGGCTGCTGTGGGGCATTCTGAGCGGTCTGGGGCTGATCGTAGGACGGGTACAGCTTGTCGATCTGGTTTGTCTGTCCAGTTCCGCCGCCGTCCCGCTTTTCATAGGTGCGGATTTTCACATGGCACACGCCGGACTTGCCGCACACCTGTGACCAGTTCATCTGTGCCGCCTGCCCTTTCTGTTTCATACCGATGCTGGCGAAAAACTCGGACAGCTTCCATTCCATTTTTGTGTGCAGAAACAGGTTCTCCTGCAGGAGAACGCTGCTGCCGTCCGGGCTGAACACCCGGAAGTGGACGATTGCCTTGTTGCAGGGCGGAATGTTCGCCGAGCCGGCATGTCTGGCACGGTCGAACTTCTCCACGGTAAAGCGGTAGTCGCCCTCCGGCAGCAGAATAAAGCTGCTCTCCTGCTGGATCTCATCGTCCCAGCCCAGTTCGTGTCCCTGCGGATTTGCGGTTGTGTTGTATTCGTTCATGTTTGACCTGCCTTTCTGGGGTTTCGTTTTTTGTGGTTATCTCCGGTTCTGCTGGATCATGCCCATGATATTCTGCCACCACGGAATGCACCAGCCTTCCACGAAGTCCTGCGGATAGTTCTGCACGGGCATATCTGCCGGAAAATAGCCCTTGCTGCCGACCACTGCCTGCAGTTCCGACGGCTGCACCTGTGCGGCTGCCATAAGCTGTGCCAGCTGGGGTGCAATGCCATCCAGAATGTGCTGTGTCTGGACATCTTCGGCGGTCTGCCGGGGCTCCGGCAGCTGTCCGTCTGCGGTAATCAGCAGCTCCGATTCCGCCAGATCCTTTTCCGTGGGCAGTCCGGCAGCCTGTGCCTTTTCTATGACCTGCTGTGCTTTCGGAACAGGTGCGGCAGCTGGTGCAGGTGCCGCGAAGACGGACGCAATGGACGCATATTCCAAGGGCAGCATTTCCGGCAGCCCGAACCGGTTTTTCGCATCCCACCACGCCGTTTTCGTGGTGTACATCACACGGTTGCAGGCAGTCGCCTTGTGCTTTTTGCCCTTGTCGTCGGTGGCGATGACGTGGGTCTGGAACGCCAGAAACAGGGTGATGTCTGACCACTCTTTCAGCAGCGGTGCGATCTTGTTGGTGGTCTTGTTCCCCAGTTTCAGTTCCCAGTGGTCAAAATCCGAATTGATCTCCGGCAGGGACGTTTTTCGGGTGATGGCATGACAGAGCAGTGCCACGTTGATTCCTGCCTGAATGAGCCGTTCCGTTTTATCCAGAAACCGCCCGATCTCCTCCGCTTCGTATTCCCAGCCCTTGCCGTAGTCAAACCCCTCGATGCCGTTGACCTGATGCTTGCTGCACAGCTGGGCAATGGCGAGGCGTTCTGCCCAGTCGAAGGTGTCGATGCACAAGGTCTGATACTGCCGCTGTGCGTGGGATTCCAGCACGAAGTCCACTTCCTGCTGGAGCATCTCCCAGCTGGTGGGCTTGGGCAGCCGCCGGACGTTCATCTTCGAGGTGCTGCCCTCGCAGTCCAGAAATACCGCTCCCGGCAGCTGTGCCGCCAGAGAGGTCTTTCCCACGCCCTCCGGTCCGTAGATGACCAGTTTCACGCCGACACCGGTCTGAATGCCGTTTGTTTCTTCAAAATTCATGTTGCTTTTTCCTCGCTTTCGTCCACCATTCTTCAAATTCTTTGAGTTCTTTTTCGGATGGTTCATCATTTTCTAAACCGTACATACATCCACTTTCAAAGCTACAGTCGCACAAGTCGTCACGTGTTTCTACCCAATCCGGATATTTAATCCAGCCATACTGACACCCTTGACAATACTTCATGACGGGATCTATGCAACGAGTTGGTTTATCCATTTAGAACGCTCCTTTCGCCCATGCTTTTTGAATGATCGGCGGTGGAACGATCGGAGGTGGAACGATCGGCGGTGTCAGCGACTGTGCCGGACGGGTGTCCACAGAATAGCCGTCCTCAATGATGACACTGCACTCGTCCCCGGTAGACACACGGGTGGCGATCGCCTGCAAACCTTCCTGTTCCAGCCACTGCCCGAACTCCTGCAGGGTGACGCTGTCCATCTGTTCCAGCTTGTCCAGCAGCACAAAGCCGCAGTCCGGATTCAGTTTGCGGACAATGGCAG